CAAGGAAATCAAGTTCGCCACCTACGAGCTGGCACGCGAATTAGCCAACGACACCGACGCGATCACCAACACCCAGAACGATCCTGACCAGCTCTACCGCGAGGTCGAACTCGGCGAACTCCGCGTCCAGTACAAAGAAGGTCAATCCAACGGCCCCATCAACAACATCTTCGACGTCTACCCCTGGCTCCAGGCATACCTAGGCGCCTACACCATCGGCGGTGCAGGCGGCTTCCAACTCCGCGCCTTCCGAGGCTGACATGGGCTTAATCGACACCACCTTCGCCTCCATCCCGGCCTCCATCCTCGGCGACTGGGGCCAGAACATCACGTACATCAAAACCACTACACCCCGCACCTACAACCCCACGACTGGCGCAGTCACTGGAGCGGACACCAACGTAACCGTCAAAGCCGTCATTACCCGCCTCAACCCCCGCGAATCCGAGGGTCTATACCAGTCCACCGACATCAAAGTCATCATTGGCGCCGCCGAACTTGACTCGTACTACCCCACCGAGGCCGACCGCATCCAATACACCCAAGACAGCGTCACCCGCGAGGCCAAAATCATCGCCATCACCAGCTATCGCGGCGACTCCCCCGTCATGCACACCCTCATAGCGAGGCCCCAGTAATGGTTTTTGCACGAGCGTTCAAAGGATTCAAAGATCGCGCCGGCCGTGATGCGCGAGATCTTGACAGAATTATTGGCACGACTATTGCTAATGGCGCACGTAGAAGTGCCGAAAGAGTCGTCCGTCAATTACAACAAGCAGGCCCAAGCTGGAGCGGCGAGTTTTCTAATTCTTGGCAAATTAGCACCGAATCCACCACATCCCGAGGTACGGGTGCCCCCGGAGAACCCAAACCAATAAACGCACCAACCGTCACTGGTCTTGAAGTAACTAAAGGTAAGATACTAAAAGATGAACTACTTAAAATCACAAATTTTGCGCCACATGCACTAGAAGCTATTGATGCTGTAGAGCATGATCGGCAGTATTACGCCCGCCGAAAAACAGCAGAACCCAAGACTGCTCTGGGCCGTAGTAAATGGCTAGTTGAAGGTCCTCGCAGGAATGTAAGCGCCCGTGGTGCTACTGGCGGGGGGACCGACGGTTTTAATTCTAGCCGAACAGCACCTCTTGACTGGTTTGCCGACTATGCAAGTGCAAAATTAAATCGAGATGTCAAGATTGAAATGGATTCTGCTCTACGCCGGAGATTCGGATGAACTACCAAGCCATCCGCGCCACGGTCGAGAATCCGCTGCTGGCCGCGTTCAACGCCCTGGTACCAGCAGTCCCGGTCCACTTCGACAACATTACGGCCGTCCCACCCAACACCACAACTGAGTATGTCCGCGTCAACATCACTTTCGGCCTAACCACCGAACCTACGTTGACGACTGCATTGGATCACGCCCGTGGTGCCCTCGTTGTTCGAGTGTTTACAGAGAAAGGTCGGGGTCCGGCACGCAATCAAACTCTTATCGACACAGTGACCACAGTTTTACAAACTCTCAATGCTGCCGGCAAACCAAACACCGGCGTGTATTTCAGAACAGGTCAAATCGAAGGTCCTACTTTTTCTACGACAGACGATTCGCCACATTTTGTGGGTCGAATTGAGACTTCCTATACTGCGACTGTCCTTTCGTGATTTAACGCTAATCTGTAAGAAGCCGGGCAGTGCCCGCAGATTAGCTACCCATTAGGTACTTCCCATGGCCACCGTCCTTTCGGGCACCTCCGGCGCCCTGTACTACAGCCCTGCTGGCACTACAGCCACTTTTGCTGAAGCCGCCGTCGACATCGCCGACGACGAAATCACTGTTGCTTCCTACCTGAACTTCAAGGTAGGCGACCCTGTCAAATTCAGTGTGGTCAACACCGAAACTGGCGGCAGCGGCTCTGGCACACTGCCTGCTGGCCTCACCGCTGGCACCACCTACTACGTCATTGCGTATGCAGCGGCTACCGGCGTTCTTGAAGTTTCTGCGACCGCAGGTGGTGCAGCAGTTAACTTGACCGATGACGGCACCGTTGTTGCCCCCAACGCTTTCCAGGTTGCGTACGCCGCCCCGGCTGCTGTCGGCAGTGTCCGCGACTGGACCTTCGAGATCACCCGCTCGGAAATCGACGTCACCACCATCGGTCAAACCTCCGGCCAGTACGCCCCCTTCCGTACCTTCATCACCGGCTTTGCCGAGGGTTCTGGTTCGGCCACGGTGTACACAACCGACGACGACACCAACCTGGCCAGCCGGATGATCGAAGACGTCATCCAAGCCAGCCAAGCTGGCGCCACGATGAAGCTCTACATCGACCGCGTCATCGTCAGCGGCACCGTCAACGACACCTCCAGCCGCTCGATCACCGTCCCGGTGATCCTCACCTCCGCCAGCCTGAGCGTGAACCCCGACGACGGCCAGAGCGTCTCGATCAACTTCCGCCCCAGCGCCGCCCCGACCTTCGACCTCAGCAAGAGCTGATATTGCATCTGCTCAAATCCACGCTCCGCCACAAGCGGGGCTTTTTTGTACTAATCCGCTACAGTAGAACATACCAACCCTTGGTTTTATGCCCGGCCCCGCCCCCGTATCAGCCCTGGACCGCCTCCGCAAGGCCGCGAACCTGGAGCCCACCAAGAAGAAAGTCGAGCTGTCTGACGGCAGCCTCTTCGAGATGTGGGTCAGCCCGCTGACCATGGCCGAGCGCGAACGCGCTCAAAAACAGGCCAAATCCGAAGACGCCAGTGCCTTTGCCCTCCAACTACTCGTCAACAAAGCTCTCGACGAAACTGGCAGCAAGCTCTTCACCGCTGGCGAAATCGACGTCCTCAAAAACGAAGTCAAGGACAAGGATCTCCAAGCCTTGATGCTGGCGATCTTGACCGACGACACCGAGGCTCTCGACCCAAAGCCCTGAGCGTCGAACTCCGCAAAGACAACTGGCTGATGCTCCAATTCGGCGTCGCCAAGGAACTCGGACTAACCCTTAGCCAGCTCCGCACCAGCATGACCGCCGAAGAACTGCTCGCCTGGAGCGCCTACTTCCAGATCCTGAACGAGGACCAGCAAAAGGAGCTCGAAAAAGCCAAACACCGCCGCCGCTGACCCCGGCGGCTTTTTGCTGTGTAAACTGAAGTACCAGACTGTGGCACGCCGCCGTGGCTTACAGAGCAGAAATCGAAATCGGCGTAAAAGGTCAACGTGAACTAGAACGTTTACGCTCTTTAATTACACAAACAACAACAGCATTTGAAAGTCTTAACAAAATTGCAGCCGCACGAGGCGGATTAAATCAAACTCTTGTTAATTATGAAACACAACTAACACGTGCTAAGCGCGCCATCGATAATGTAACGGCCGGCACTCAAGCCGAAGTAAAAGCAATACGCGAATATGTAACTGCGATGGGGCTAGCCAATGCAGCCCGAGATAGACAAAATTATCTAATTGCGCAGGAAGTTGCAAACCGTCGCCGTGTCCAAGCAACAATAAATGCCGGCTTCGGACAACAAGGTCCGGCCTTGCCGCCTTCCATGCGTAATGCCGGATTCGGGCAACAAGGTCCTGGATTACCGCCTCGTGTTTCAACTAGACGTGCCGGTGGCGTAGGCGGCGGAAATGTAGGAGGCATTGTAAGCAATGCCATTATCGGTGGAGCCTTCCCTCTACTGTTCGGACAAGGTGGCGGCGCAGCAACCGGTGGTGCCATCGGTGGTGCTGTCGGCGGTTTGTTTGGCGGCGCTGGCGGTTTTGCTGGATCTTTGCTAGGCACCTTACTCGGTCAGATTGCCGGCCAAGCCAACCAAGTCAAAGAACTTGCCGCCGATATCGGCTTCAGTGCCCAGCAAACTCAACTCCTTGCAACCGCTTTCAAACAAGCCGGTGCCGATTTCGATAAATTCCAAGCCTCCGTTTCCCGTATCGGAGGTCTTTCACTGTCACTCGAAGATCAAGCAAAAGCAATCCAACTTGCAAGTAATTTGACTGAAATATACAAAGGTAAAATTGATAAAGTAACAGATGCTTTTACTAACGCTTTACAAAACGGAAAAGTTAGTCAAGCAACACTTAATCAATTAACTAGCCAGAATATCCCAATTCAACAGGCTCTAGCCGATAAATATGGAGTAACTAGAACTAAAATTTTAGAAATGGCTAAAGACGGAAAAATTTCTGTACAAGATCTTATTGATACTTTAGTTGACTTAGGTAATAAAGGTACAAACAGTGTTAACAAAACAACGAGTACATTCGATAAACTGAAGACGGCTGTAAATAATCTGGGAACAGCTTTTGCAAATCTCGGAACTACTATTGTATCTGCACTACAACCTGTTTTAGACTGGTTAGGTCTGAGAATTGCAGATCTAATTAACATCGCATCTAACGCAATAAGTGAAGTTGCAAAACTTGTAGAAACTGTTAGCCGAGGACCACAAGCCGCAACTAGAGCTGCATTAAAAAGAGGAGAACTACCTTTTGGTACCCAAGGTGTAGGTGAAATAATTGGACAACCCCGGCTTCAAAAAATTATCAAACAAGCTGGTCCGGGTACACTAGGTGTAGGTGTAAATGAGAAAAAAGTTATAGAGTTATTGCTAAAAGAGCCTGAATTTGCAGATGTAAAACCCCCAACTAAACTTAAACTTACGCCATTTAAAGCGCCTTCTCAATTACTTCCATCTGGAAGAAATGCTGGACGTACAAACAACACAGATGCTGCACGTGAAGCCGAACGTGTCGCAAAAGTTTTACGTGATACTAAAGCCGAAACTGAACTACTTACAGTTCAAGCTGCTATAAAAGATCGTATTTTTCAAGCGGAGCAAGCCAAGGATTCGCTTCTTGCTGCTCGCCTACAAGGCGAAGAAAACATTCTTAATATACAAGCTAGGTATGCCGAGATTCTCGCTAACGAACCTAACATCCGTGCTCAAGAAGCCATTGTCGCTAAAGGACTACAAGAAATTGAAAATGCCCGCCTCAACACGGCTCAGAATTTAGAAAAAATTGAATCCGCAAGAACAGAAAAATTCCAAGACATAATTATTAATTTAGAACGTCAAAACGAACTCGATACTATCAAAGACGAGCGCGCTCGTGCTTTACGCGAAATTGAATTTCAGATCCTCGACTACAAAAAGCAGGGTCTGATTGTAAGCGAAACCGAAGCCCAAATTTACCGTGATTTAGCGCAATCTCGCGTCAAAACTACGGGCCAAAAACGCATAGAAGAGCTGCAAACTAGCATATCTGCACTTACCAATGCTGAAAATCAAGCTGTAGCCACCGCTGAAAACATCTCCCAAGCATTTGGTAATTCTTTCAAAGGAATTATTTCCGGATCAATGACGGCCCAAGAAGCTCTGGCCGGCTTCTTCCAGAGTGTTGCTGATCGTTTCCTAGATATGGCAGCCCAGATAATTGCTAAGTGGATTGAAATGACAATCCTTAATTCAATTTTGAACCTATTTCCTGGCGGCGGCGGTGGCGGTGGCGGTGGTTTCGGGTCACTCCAGGCAAATCTGCAGCAGTATGCACCTCTACCTGGTTTTGCTGCCGGCGGTCGTCCTCCCGTCGGCAAACCATCCATTGTGGGCGAACGCGGTCCCGAACTTTTTGTCCCTAGCAGCAGCGGAGTTATTGTCCCGAACCACATGCTCGGTGGCATGGGTGGCGATGTCAGTGTCGTCGTTAATGTGGATGCAAGCGGCAGCAACGTCCAAGGCAACGAAAGCCAAGCCAAAGCCCTGGGTGGCGCCATCAGTGCCGCCGTCCAAGCTGAAATCGTCAAACAACAACGCCCAGGTGGGCTTCTCGCTGGTACTCGCTAATGACCACCTTCCCCGCCTACAAACCACTTTTCGGCACCAGCAAAACAAGCCAGCCCGCTGTACGCCGCGTGCAGTTCGGAGATGGCTACCAACAACGCCTTGTTTTCGGCCTCAACCAAGACCCCAAAGAATGGACCCTGGAGTTTAATCTCAGCGAAGCTGAGGCCATCGAGGTTGAGACATTCCTCGAAGCTCGCGCTGGCGCTGAAGCCTTCGACTGGACCCCGCCCGACACAAACACGTCCTACAAATGGATTTGCGCCGAGT